GCGGACAGCAAGCAGCGCCACAACCTAAAGCAAGAACTAGAAGAAATAAAAGCACTGATACAGATAGCGCAAAAAGAATAGACGAGATCTACAACAGCAAGCTACCAAGGGCAGAGAAGTATGAGTTTATCTATGCAGAAGCATGGCGTAGCTTTGAACAGAAGATGATCGACCTAAAGATGCGACCAGCATTTCCTGAACAAAAAAAATACACACCCGAGACAGCAACAAACGCTTCAATCAGAAAGCAACGAGAACAATCTATAGCTAGGCGCCAAATGATAATGTCTTGCTTCAGTAAAAAACAAACTAGAGTAGCTGAAGATATAAACAGAGAAACTAAACTAGGACTCCGTATAGCTAGCCAGATGCTAGACCTCATGTACCGGGACGGAGTGCTTACTAGAGAACGAGTGCAGGTAGGCACTAATAAAAAGAACAGTGTCTATCATTACAGCAGAAAGTAATCGTGTGGGTGGCCGTTGATTTGAATGTTGGCACATTTGGTAGCAACGTCATCCTAGGCTAAACAACCACCGTCCCGCGGTAAGTCGATCTTACTTGTGATGATAGCCACCCACTCGAATCTTATACAACTAACTCAAAGTGAGGTCCATCAATAAATGGTCTTCGACCCTGCGATCTGCGCAAATCAATGTAACTATTCATTGCATCTTCCATGTTGCCCTCACTGTACTGAGCAATGTTCGGTACACTCCATGCTGCACCCCAACGAATAGGGACATCTACCTCACGCGCACCCTCTGCCATAGCGTCAGCAATCTCGTCATAGAGATTGAGTTCCCATCTGCCGCCATCAACGTAAGCCATAAGATCAACAGCCAATCCATCAATATGCTTTGACTTCATTGTCTGACTTGCACCCTTAGCAACCAATGCTCTCTGCTCTTCGATGGTGCGCAGCCCACAGATCACAGAAAAGTCCTGCTTAGTTACATTGATTGCATACTTAACAACAGCAACCATGCGCTCATCAACACCGATCAACCTATCAAGGCTGCGCTTACCTAACTTATAACTCATTTCATTCCGCCCTTCATATCCAAGTGGTCTCTACCAATATACTTCAAGTCATTTTCAATCAGAGAAACACGTTGTTTAATTTTATTGATCTCGCCAATAGCCATTGTCATAGATGCAAGCTCATCCCAAATCTCCTCGATCTCATCAAAAGCATAATGCAACTCCATTGCATTGTCCTGCACATCGCGCTTGAGATTAATGTTATCCTCAATCGCCATGCGAGATCCTATCTGACCAACAGTCTCTTCAAGGCTGGCAATCGTGGCTGCTTGCTGACTTACCCACCACACACCAGCGGCAAGCTGGACTGCCATTGCAGCCACAAGGGCAAGAGGTAACTTGACGTTATCCATTACTTCTTAAACCCCTTCATTGTACGAATACCAAAGCTGGCAGCAATCGAGCTAAAGCAAGCCCACTGAAACCACTCAGGCGCAGCTGAAATATTAGCGAAGCCCTCCTTCATATAGGGCTGAAGCGGAGGTACAAATGAACACATGATTATGGCTATGAAAGCTACAGTCCAAGCCTCATCCTTCCAAGAGTTATCGCTTGCCTGTATCGCAGCCTGCTCCCAGCTAATTTCACCAGTCGCAATCTTCATTTTAGTTTCTGCTTCTGCCTTCTTAACGACAGCTTTGCTATCGAGATAAGTAGATGCTAGTCCACCAAGAGATCCAATAATTTGAGCAATCATTTGTCTACCTCATACTCTACCTTCGACGATGAAGCTGTGTTTGTAACTGTAGTCTTGGACTCCTTGCCCATCCAGATACCAAAGCACCCCGTGAGAGCGCCCATACAGACGCTTACAAGCCCTGATTGGGCAACGCTGGGATCATCTAACCCCATGAACCAATGCACTGCTTGATAGGTCAACACAGTGACTGCCAGCATCATCAAGCGCGGCAGAACTTTCCAGTCATCTAATATTGTGTGCGCCATGTAGCTTCCTACCTTTCTGCAAAAGTAAAAGAACTTCTTTAAACTCTCGGCCGGATCGAGCGGCCAAGCCTTCAATGATTAGCTCAATGCTCTGATCGAACAGGCGTATGATCTCTGCATCCTTCATTACCTAACCTCTTCCGCAAGCAACGCTGCAAACCAGAACAGTCCACCGCTTCCGACCACAGCCACGATGCAAGCAACAGCAACAGTAATAAAGTAAAAAATGCGGTCACGCTTGGCGGCTTGTTCTTCAAGAGCTTTCTTCTGCCGCGCTCTAGCTGCGCCCATTTCACGTTGGACTGTCTCCCACATTCCCGGTGGGCCATACAAACGGCAATGGCTGCGAAGAGTATCCATCGCTTCTTTATGTTTCATCTTTGCATTAGCAATTGCAAAGCCCTCTTCTTCACTAGAAGTAAGCCTGCCCAGCGGCCCTTTGTGTCTGCCCTTTTCCGCTAAATTTATATCAGCTTCCAGCTTGGCCAGCTTGCCAAACGAAGGCAACAAAGACCCAACGTCTTTCCCGGCCTGCACAGCAGAGCTAATGCTTCCAGATATTGTGCTAACCGCGCTTGCTAAGGCTAAAACTTCAATCATGTTTCAACAAACCTCGCTGGGCATACAAACAAATAGCTGACACGATAGACCCTATCGTACCACAAGCCATTCTTTGCAGTGCCGCAGTTGTAGAAACAGTATTGGAACAACTGGTTCCCGCCTTGTGTCCAAGCGTGGTTGAATGAGACAAAGGCAAGGACACAGATCATCACCCCATCTTTGTCAGCACAGCAACTAAGAGTGCAATGATTGAGGCAGTTGCTGCAATCATGATGCTTTCCATCCGCTTAACGCGACCGAACAGATCTTTAAACTGGATTTTAACCTCAGTCTTAATAGCGATCACCTCCTTCTCAAGGCCGTCGATCCGTTCATGCGCGGAAGCTACTGTACGTTTATCCATGTCTTATTCCTTACGGCTTAGTAGGCCAGTCATCGTCAGCAAGGTTAGGCCAATTCTCATGTGCCGTCAGGTTCCGCAAAGAAGTTCTATATATAGCCCATCCCGCTTTCACCTCATTAATTACAGGGCTGTCTGGCATCTGTGTCCAGTCGCTGTCACTGAGTAACTGATTGCGTGTCTCACGGTTAGCGGCAGCTGCTCTATCGTTAGCACCGTCTGCCCATGCCTGTTCATCTGCGTCACGAGCAAGTTCTTCTTCTTCGGTCAACCTAACAGCACCCCGAAGTGTCATTTTATATCTTGTATTTTCTCTAGTCATTTTTGTTTAACCCATACAAATACACTTTGCCGTGCGTGAAGTTACCCGATGAGGGCCTAATGCGAATACCAGTTACTTCGCCAGTGTGAGATGAGTTAAGCTGACCGCCAGTATGAAAGCGCAAAGCGGCATTGCCGTCACGACCTCCAAGAATAGAGCTCATAACTGGTGTTCTAACTGATGCATCAGCATTAGAAATAATTGCTTGACCTGTCACCTCACCGTTTGGATTCCAGTTATAAGTAAGCCGCCAAGCACTATCACTAACTGATCCAGCAACAGTATCACTAGCACCGCTCGCAGCTTCTATTGTCCAAAGATACGTTTCAGTACTTCCAGATGCGCCATCCAAGTAAACGGACATAATAAGAGCTGTACTATTTAAATACAGTCCATCAAAAATAATTTTTAGCGTGTTGTAGCCGCTTTCAAATCCAGTAAACTCTAACTCCGATGAAGCATCTGCCGTCAGTGTTCCTAAGTGCTTGTAATCTGTAAACGCCTCAACTTGCGCTTGCGTTAATCCAGACGAACCACCATCGCCCGAACTCTCAAGCGTAAGGCTATTACTGTTTAGAGTAAGTCCCATATCAATCTCCCTATGTTGAGGTCACGCCAGTGATACGAAGACCCAACGATGGGGCCGTGCCGTAATTACGGGCAGCAATTTGAGATGCGGTTGGCGTCAACTTTCTGTAAGTAAGATCAGGTCCATATGGCTCGTCAACATTAATATTACCAAGCTGTTTACCAAGCGCAGGTGTTCCTTCAAACTCTGCGTACACAATATTTCTATTGTCATTTACATAATACAGACGGCTACCTAAAGCAGCTTTCTGACAGGCAAGCGTTCTAAACGTCTGTACACCGCCCGACAAAGACAAAGTATTGTATGGCTCGTTCGTCATATTCTTGCCTTCTTCCCAACTCCAATATTGAATGTCATTATCAGCAGCAATTATCTTTACGTCGGTAGAGGTTTCTACAGCATAATAGCCTCTATCAAAAAAGCTAAAGGCGTATTGGGGGTCATTTCCAGTTAAGTCTGAAATAGTGTCTGTAGCAAAGGAGTACACATACCCCTTATTTAAATCGTATCTAGGCCAGAAGAATAGGTACTTCCCCGGTACGCCAAACATCTTAGCATAAGTGCTAGGCGTAGTGCTTGAGTGTGATTTAAACTGTGCAGCCGTACCTGTCCAAGTGTCTAAACGATGGATTCCCGCTGGAAAACCTTGCTTGTACCAGTAGACATACCTTTCACCGTCAAACCACTTAGGCGTGTAACTAGATATTTCCTCCCACACTTGTCCGTCCGAGGTGTTGTATAGGTAAGCAGTTGTATCGTTGTTATGGTTAGTAACGTAAACGTAAGCATAGTTATTGGGGCCTAAACCGAAAGCAACCTCCCGATAGCTATCATTCTTTTCGTTAATAGTATTCGGAATAGTAGGACTATACGTCTCGTCAAAAGAGATTACTTCTACGCCGTTTAGCTTACCAGTTGTAAAAGAGTCTAAGTCAGTAGTAGACGCCTGAGCAGTAAGTGCAACATCCTCATACACCAAAGGAAAATTACTCGTCTTAACCTTAACAGTAGAACTAGGAGCAACAATCTCTGTACCGCTAGAGTTTCCTGTAAGGGCAACAACATTAAATCCATTTACATCTATGTTGCCTGCTACAGGTATCTTTGAGTTACCCTCAACAACTTGTACCCCTTTAACAACATGAGATGTACTTGAATCAGTAGTGACAATCGTAGCCTCACCGTTGCTGTCGAAATCACTCTCAGTCAGAGTGTCACGATAGATTTCTGCTAATGTATCAGCCATTATATTGCTCCATATTT